GACTTTCTAGTTGATGAGGATGCAACAGATGACGGTCTTGTGTACTGCATGGTGTTTGTACAGAGGCTATCTACGCTAGACGATGCAGCACTGAGTCTGGAGAAGTCTGGCTATTATAAACACTTCCCCAAAGAAGTGTATGAGAGTCTAGTATTAGATAGAAGGGAACTTAGAAATGGCAATGCACGGCAAAGCTAAAATGGCTAAAAAGAAAATGCGCGGTGGCGGCATGATGAAGAAAAAGATGCGTGGCGGCGGTATGATGAAAAAGAAAATGATGGGCGGCGGTATGGCTAAAATGGCTAAGAAGAAAAAAATGATGCGCGGTGGAATGACAAAGAAGAAGTAATGCCATATGTCAAAGATTCGCCAATACATGGACATGGTGTCTTCGCAGATAAGGACTATTCTCAAGGTGATACAATCGAGATGTGTCCTTATCTGGTCGCGGATAAAGATGACTTTGGAGATACTTGTGTCTTACACGATTACATGTTTTACTCTCCTTACGAAGATGATGAGGACTACTTGGTCCCGCTTGGTCTGGCTATGGTCTATAATCACAGCGAAACTCCAAACGCTGAGTGGGACATTGCTGACGAAGACGAAAGATTTATTAGGTTCTTTGCCCTTCAAGAAATAAAAAAGGGCGAAGAGATATTGCATGACTATGGTGAGCAATACTGGGAAAGTAGATAATGCCTAGAATATCTGACAGTGCTAAATTTACAACGGTAGGCGTTACTGTAGGTACAGGTGCAACTGCACTATATACAGTTCCAGCTAATCATGCAGCAGCTATACGCTACTTGAGTTTAAATAATAATAATAGTGCGGCAAAGAAAATAACTGTACAGTATTATGATTCTAAAGCAGCTAGGTATTATTTTTTAACTGAAGACTTATCCATAGCAGCTAACTCATTGGTCAACGTAGTTGATGGAAACTTTATTAGTCTTAACTCTAATGATAAGATTGTATTATCAGCAGAAACAGCAGGAACTATATCTGCATTAATATCTGTTGAAGAATATTATGACCCAAATAGATAGGATGTGACATGGCGAAAAAAGCTAAAAGCACAGTCAATAAGGCTGGTAATTATACAAAGCCAGCAATGCGTAAAAGACTATTCAATCAAATAAAAGCTGGTGGCAAAGGTGGTAAGCCCGGTACTTGGAGTGCGAGGAAAGCGCAGATGCTTGCCCTACGTTATAAAAAAGCTGGCGGCGGATATAAAAACTAATGCCACCTCGCAATCATACAGGCTGGACAAAAAAACCTAACGTAGAGTATGTAAACTCTCTTATATATTCTGACCGAAATTTATACGAGCAAGAACAAGAAAACATATTTTCTAAAGTATGGGTGCCTATGTGTCACATCAGTGAGATGCGAAACAAAGGTGACTATAGAACTACAAGGATTGCAGACAAAAGAGTCATAGCGATTAACGTAGACGGTGAAAATGTTCAGGCTTATTATAATACGAACGATATTGATTATCGTACACCTGCTGGAACTATTACCTATAATGGTTGGGCAACAACAGAAGAACCTCTGCATTGCGAAGTAAAACACGGTGGTATGGTGTGGGTGACACTAGACCCTAATCCAACGCAGAGTGTAGAGGAATGGACGTGTGGTGCATTTGATTGTATCGCAGACGCAATAGACACAGAAGAACTAGAAGTATTTCACTATCACAAAGCTATCATAGATACGAACTACAAGTTGTGGCACGATACTAACTCAGAGTTTTATCACGACTTTATGCATTATTTTAACAGAGTGTCAGGATTTAACGATGAGTACTTTGCTAGAAAAAATATTCCATTCGATAACGGACACGTCAATGTCAGTAGCTTTACAGTTAACTACGAAGAGTACGATGGTTTTGAAGACAGAGGAGAACTTAGTTTCCCTAACCTTCCACCTAATCAATGGTATATGGTAGACTTATTTCCCGGCTACAACTTTAATCTACGTGGCAGTGCCTATCGAAGTGATAGTGTAACACCACTAGGACCAAACAAAGTCTTGATTGAGTTTCGTGGCTACGGCTTGCGTAAGGACACGGAAGAAGAAAGACAAACACGTATTAAACATCATAACTCTATATGGGGACCGTTTGGTAGAAACTTACATGAAGACCTGTTAGGTGTCGCAGGTCAAGGCACAACAATGAGAGAAGGCACCGAGCCTAGAAACATTTTACATGGTAGGCATGAGAATAGCACAATCCACGATGAAGTAGGGATGCGTCACTACTACGCTGAGTGGTCTAAATGGATGCAAGTAGATGCTAGTAATCCCGCACTAGCAGCATAATTAATATAATGATTAACCAACCAATGAGGAACAGAGATGATTGCAGAAACCCTTGCGGGTATCGCACTGGTGAAGAGTGCCGTAGATGGTATTAAGTCTACCATTAATACCGCCAACGATATAGGCGAGATTGCTAAATACGTAGACAATCTGCTTGAGGGTGAAAAGCAAGTACAGCAACAAAGGGCTAGAAAATCTGGATTAGGTTTAGGAGACCAGCTAGGTATAGAGTCTGTAGCCCAAGAAGTTATAGATGCTCGTATAGCACAAGAAAAAGTCAATGAAATGCGTACTTTAGTAGACCTTCGTTTTGGTCCGGGGACGTGGCAATCTATAGTTGATTTGAGAAACAAACGAATAAAAGAATTAAAAGAGGCTCAAGCTAAAGCTAGACGAGAGGCTATGCGTCGACAACAAGAGATGATGGAAAGTGTAAAACTTGCCGCTGGTATTGGTATAGTAATGGCTATAGGTATGGGCTTACTTATTTTTCTCTTGACAATCATGTAGGATAATGGTATAACTTAAACATGGCACTTAAAAAGTCACAACAAAGTCTAAAGAACTGGACAAAGCAAAAGTGGAGAACTAAGAGTGGCAAAAAGTCCTCAGAGACAGGTGAGCGTTATCTACCAACCGCTGCTATCAAAGCGCTTTCGCCGCAAGAGTATGCAGCTACCACCCGTGCTAAAAGAGAGGGAACTCGTGCTGGTAAGCAGTTCGTCAAGCAGCCTAAAAAGATATCAAAGAAAACGGCAAAGTTCAGACGGGGAGTAGGAAGCTAATGTGGACAGCGTTGATAGCTCCGATTGCTAATATAGCAGGAAGTTGGATAGATGGAAAAGTCGAGCAGACAAAAGCTAAAGCTAGTGCTAATGTTGCTAGAGCGAAAGCTGAAGCAACCATTATGGAAAAGAAAGCCACAGGAGAAATTGACTGGGACATTGAAATGGCCCGTTCTTCAGCATCCTCGTGGAAAGATGAATGGCTTGTAATTTTGTTCAGCATACCATTAATACTAGCCTTCATTCCCGGTATGGAAGATGTAGTGCGTAATGGATTTGAGCAACTCAACAAAATGCCTGAGTGGTATCAATATTCCTTGGGAGTTATTGTTGCCGCTTCTTTTGGCGTACGTTCAGCTACAAAATTCTTTGGTAAAAAATAGTGCAAATGTGGCACAAGGATGGTCACACTACAAAAGAGCAAGCGGAGATAAACCGTGCCAAAATTAACAATGGAGAAATTTTTAGCATGGAAAATACTCCCAAGACTGATGATGCTATCAATGACGATAATGAGCTATCAAGTGGTTCAGTGGTTTATGGCTCTGGGTGCAGATGCAACGACACAACAAGCTGCGTTTGTATCGACAGTTGTGGGTGCGATGACGGGGGCGTTTGCTGTATGGATGGGACATGAGAACAAATGACTCACATTATATGGGCGTTAGTTCTAAATGTTTGTTTCGCAGACGGTCAATGTTTTAAGCAGACTATTCAGTGGTTTGAAAATGAGCCTGAGTGTTTAGAGTTCAAAGCTATACATGAAGCAATACCAAGAGATGGTGATTGGAAGACTGTTGAATATAGTTGTGGTATAGTAGGAGCTATTGGTACATGAAATATGATAGACAAGACTTAATTGAAAAACTAATAGTTGCCGAAGGTTTGCGCTTACAGGTATATAAAGATACATTAGGAATTGATACTATTGGTATCGGACGAAACCTAGAAGACCGTGGTATAAGCAAGGAAGAACTTGACTGGATGGACTATCCATCTATTGACCACGTATATGAATGGGGAATAACCGAAGCTGATGCGGTCTATCTAGCAACGAATGACGTACAGATTGTCGAGGAAGAACTGGTACGTGCGCACCCTTGCGTGGACAGGTTAGACTCTGTACGTCAGCTTATATTGATAGACATGGCATTTAATATGGGTGTCCCTCGCCTGTGTAAATTTAAAAAGATGTGGGCTGCTGTAGAAGCTGAAGACTTTCCTACTGCAGCAAAGGAGATGCTTGACAGCAGGTGGGCAACGCAGGTAAAAGGCAGGGCTACCAAGCTGGCTAACGCTATGCACAATGGAGAATTTGCATGAGCAAAAGTATTTCTGAACAGATTAACTTTGAACGTAAGGATAAAAAGAAAAAGCCTGATACAAAGGTTAAACCTAAACCATTTCCAAAAGATGCGCCTAAAAGACTTCATGCTATATATAAAAAGAAGTATGAACAATCTCCGGGTTTTTTAGATATGCTTACCAGTGAATTAAAAAAGAAGTTTAAAAAATAATGGCTAGAGAACTTACAGAAAAACAACAAGCATTTCTAAACGTCCTGTTTGAAGAAGCAGGTGGCGATATGGTAGTAGCAAAAAAGATGGCGGGATATGCTGACACTTCTAGCACTTCGGAAATTGTTAAAGGTCTTAAAGAAGAAATCCTTGAGGCAACACAAATGTACATGGCTCGTAATGCGCCAAAAGCTGCGATGGCGATGACAGGTGCTTTGTATGACCCGACTGAGTTGGGTATTCGTGATAAGATGTCTGCAGCTAAAGAACTGCTTGACCGTGTGGGTCTGGTGAAGACAGAGAAGATGCAGGTAGAAGCAAGTGGCGGCGTTATGCTTATGCCACCTAAAGCACCAGTAGAGGATGATGAGTAATGGCTAAAAAAGAACCAGTTTCAACTATGGAAAGTATAGGCATGGATAGGTCTGACTTTTTTGATACAGATTTAATTAAACCAACGAAGAAAAAAGGAACTAGAAAATCGTCTACTAAAAAAACTTCGTTTCTTAAACACACAATAAAAGATAACAGGAAAAATGTCACGTAGTATAGGCAAGTGGAAACTTCCACAGCCAACAGATATCAAAGAAGAAAACGAATGGATACCCATACCACGTATTGCACGTACAGTACCTTTCGGATATAAGCAGGATGATGAAGACCCTGACATTCTTCAACCTATACCAATAGAATTGGATTTGCTAGAGAAAGCTAGGTCGCACGTAAATCAATATAGCTATCGTGAAGTAGCAAACTGGTTAAGTACGCAGACTGGCAGATACATCTCGCATGTAGGTTTGAGGAAACGATTAACGAATGAGCGAAGACGTAAGAATCAAGCTGCAAGCCTCCGCAAGTGGGCAGAGTATGCGGAAAAGGCAATCGCCAAAGCGGAAGAAATCAGTAGCCAAAGAACAGGCTCCAGAGCCAGCAGCTAAAGTAAAAGAAGTTTCATATGAAACACAAAGCATAGAAGAACATGCTAATGTGTTGTTCAAGCCTAACGCCGGACCACAGACGGATTTTTTGGCTGCAAGTGAAAGAGAAGTTTTGTACGGTGGTTCTGCAGGTGGTGGCAAAAGTTATGCCATGCTTGCAGACCCTTTGCGATACATGGGGCATCCACAGTTTAGTGGGCTTCTGCTGCGACACACCACAGAGGAGTTGCGCGAACTTATATTTAAGTCGCAGGAGTTGTACCCAAAAATCTGGCCCGGTATAAAGTGGTCAGAGAGAAAGATGCAGTGGACTGCGCCATCTGGTGCAAGGTTGTGGATGTCTTAT